CAATTAGAAGATTTAACAGAAAATGAAAAAATAGAAATTATAAAAACATATAATATTATGTTTTCATCTATAGAAAAATTAATAAATTAATATAAAAATATTTTATATAGTAAATAAAATGAGTAAAAAAAACAGATATTTTTACAAAAACTATATGATATAATTTGTTTGTAAAAATCCATATTCTTTTCCAAATTTTTCAACTATACATTTATTAAAATTAATAAGTTCCAAATTCATATTAAATGATATTTTTGGAAGTGTTTTTGTCTTATCGTGTGTATATTCTTTTGTTTTAGCCTTGTATTGTAATTGGTAATATTTATTTTCTTTAAAACAAATACTTATATTTTCAGGACGTCGTCCATTTTCATAGAAATTTTCACGATTAGGACCAATATCTAAAATTGGATCTTTAATTTGATTTTCAGATAAATTAAATAATTCAAGTTGTGTTTTTAAACAATATTTTTCAGGTAAATTCATTGAATAAGTATCATTTTCTTTTTGAATTAATATATAAGGATTTTTACATTTTAATAATAAATAAGTATTTGGTGGAAGTTCAATTATTTGTTGATCTTCAGGATTATATGGGAAATTTTCAAGTAATAATTTATGTTCCTCACCATATTTTTCGACTATTTTTTTATTTAAATTGAAAAGTTCCTTATTAATATTATAATTTTTTGGTAATTTAATTGTTGATGTTAAACGATTTTCTTGATTATCATTTTTATTATAAACCAAATATAGGTCTTCTCCAAAAAGTTGTGTTCTAACATAAGTTGGTAATTTTGAATTTTTTTCTTCTTGAATTTGTTGAAATTTTTCATCAGAAATATCAAAAATGGAATATTCGTTTCCATATTTTTTGATAACCTCTTTATTTAAATTTTGTAAGACTTTTTCTTGAGATTCTTTGTTCATTTCATAATAGTCTTCGTCGAGAGTCATTTTTTTCGTTAGTGTTTTGTCGTTTATTTTCTTTTGCCATGCAAGGATTGGGCGTTCTTTTTCAAAATAAAATGTTACTCCATTTGGTAAAATACGTTCTTTACGTTCTGGAATTATGCCATTATCTAATAAAACAAGTGCCTGTTTTGTTTCATTCAATTTGTCTTGAATGGACACAGATTGTTTTGTGGTGCTACTCCATACTTTACCATTTAAAGTTGGGTGATTTTCTATTCTAAAAAATTCTCTCAAAAATTCATTTTTTTTACCGTAACAATTTACATTATAATTTACATATCTTGGCATATCTTCTTGTTTGATACCTTCTGGTAATTTACGGGCTTGATGTTGCCGATCTTTTTTTGTATTTGGTAAATTTCCTTTTGCGTTTTCCCTTTGTTGTTCTCCAGTAGCTATACGCAAATTTTCCAAAGTATTGTTTAGTGGATTTCTATCAATATGGTCAACAGATAAATTTGCAGTTCCTGAACCGTGACCATACCAATTCATAATAATTTGATGAATATATAATGAATTTGGTGTTCGAATATAGTTTGTACCTGTTTTTTTTGAAAAACAGAGTTTTTGGTTGTTATTGTATTCTTTTTCAAATTGAATAATTTTTTGATAAGATTCACGACATAAAATACATATTGCACCGGGTTCACAATACATCAAAAATCGTTCTTTTCCATTTTCATTTACAATCCATATAGGGTTTTTTTCAGAACCTTTAGATATATGACCTTGTATGTATTGACATTCACCATATTGTTCAATAATTTTATTGTGATAATAATGTTTTTCTGTTGTCATCTGTGTGTTATAAAATAAAACATAGATTAAAAAATCAATTTTCTAACACAAAATACAAATATGTATATTTTCCTAAATGTAAACCACTCATTACTCTTTTTAATTGCTATACGCGACACCGGCCATTCCGCTCATGACCCTTAAAACATTGTAATTAACAGCATAAACACGGACTTTGGCAGTGGCAGTTCCAGAAACTGTGGGTGATGACAGCACAAGTTGGAGCACTGCATTATCAATTCGTGAAAAATTGCATGACCCAGATGGTTGGTGTTCCTCAGGACGCAGGGCGAAAGAGTACACATTGATACCAGTGTCAGGAGCACGGGTGTGGTGTTGATAAGGTTGAACCACATCGAAGTAAGATCCTTCGCGCTCAGTGAAACGATCCTGTCCATTGAGTTGGAGTTTAGCAGTGACAACCGGATTTTCACCCCAGCAGTGCATATCCAAAGCGGTTTCAGCAAGAACGAAAGTTCCAGCATCAGACACATAAGAACCAGAAACGGGAGTTCCAGAAGCGGCGGCAAATGGTTCATATTGAGCAGTTCCGTTCCAGTCAGAAGTGGCAGAAATATTTTGAACATCACCAGCACCAGGCATCTGGAAAAGACCAGAGGCAGTGATTACAGAGTTGGCACCAGAACCAACACCAAATCCAGCGGCACCAGTTTCCTGAGGTCCACCGAAAGCGTGAACAGCGTTAGGAAGAGCATCAATAGCATCAGTGTAGTTGAATGGCTGAGCACCAAGAGTCCTGAAAAGGACGGAACCAGCTTGTAAAGATGAGCAGTAATCGACATTCGCATCCGGTTGAACAACCCACACCAACTCCTTAGTGGGATGATTGAAATTTAACTTTATCTTGTTCGCACTGCTTCCTACACTCTCATCGCCGGTAAATTGGAGCTGTTCAATCAAATATTCATGGGGGTTCTGTGCCATTTTTCTGCGTTCGTCAGTATCCAAGAAGATATAGTCAAGGTACAATGAGGCAGCTACAAGTGACTGTTGATACGCGGCAGAAACGGAGGCAACACCAGAGAATGCAGGTTGAAGAGTCTTGACGGCCCAGAGAACCTCACCAATGGGACGGAAATCAATGTTAATCTTGACTTCGTGATATTGTAAGGCAATAAGGGGTAATGCGAGCCCTGGATTCCTATTAAACCAAAATAACAAAGGAACGTAAAGAGTGGTTTCAGGAAGAGCGTTACGAGGAGCGCAAACCTGAGAAGGTCCACCAGAGGAAGCGCAAGGTCCAGTAACATTGGCAAAGGTTGGGTCAGTAATATAAGTTAATTGAGTGGTGTTTCCTACAAGCTTGAAGTATCCGCGGAGTTGTTCGGAAGTTTGGGTCAATTGATTCCAGATGTGAAGCCAATCACCATATTGACGATCAATTCGTTGACCGCCAATTTCAACCTCAACTTGAGCAACGATTTGTTCTCCGACGAAATCCAACCAACGGGCATAAACACCATCGTTGAAAGTTCCAGTGGTAGGAACCATAGATTGGTTGATCTCAGGAAGAGTCAATTGCAAATAAGTGCGGTAGATCAAATCACCATTTCTTGAAATGGTGCATGTAACACGGCGTCCAAAATCAGCTTGGCCATTGAAAGTCTGTTCAATACTTTCCATGGCAAAATTGGTGTGTCTTCGGTAAGATACTTTCCAAAAAGTAATCTCAGGTGTTCCAGTCAAAAAAACGTCTTGTGCGCCATCGCTACTACCAGAGTATAACTATAGAGAATTTCCTCTCTATATTCTCCCTATACCTTTTTTAAAGGGTATAGCATTCTTTCGAATGGGGCTAGCCTTTATCTTAAACGATCATTAGCATTTGTCAGATGCTTCACGTCCATTCACGTAAAGTCGTTGAGGTTCAACCATATCCTAACATAACGGACTTAGGTCGCTACCTGCGGATTGCCCTATAATATAAACCTTTTTACTATACCCAAAGCAGTTAACTTTGGCCACTTTGTTGTTTCCAAAAAAGTTTAGTAGTTCATATCTTCAGGGTTTTCCCGCATATTGTGAATGTTGCCAGTATTAGAAAATAAAAGAATTATTTTCTATGATTTCCTATGGGATAAAGGAAATCTACTGACTTGCCCTACTTTTGGTAAGACACGCCCTGAATTAAGGCAACCAGTTGCATCACGAATTACCAGAGTATAACTAAGAAGAATTTCCGCTTCTTATTCTCCCCGTGCTTTTTGAATGGGCACAGAACTCTCTCGAGTTGGACTAGACTTTATCTTAAACGATCATAAGCATTTGTCGGATGCTTCACGTCCATTCACATTAAGTCGTTGAGGGTCAACCATATCCTAACATAACGGACTTAGGTCGCTCCCTGCGGATTGCCCTCTAATATATACATTTTTACTTTACCCAAAGTAGTTAGCTTTGGCCATTTTATTATTTCTAATAAAATTTAGTAGTATATATCTTCAGGGTGTTCCCGCATATTGTGAATGTTGCCATAACAGATACGTTATAAGTACCTACAATGACTTGCCTTACTTTTGGTAAGACAGGCTCCAGATGCTTTTTGAAGCTCCTCCCATTTTATATTCTCTCTAAAGAAAAAAATTTCGGATAAATTCATTTAATTAATTTAATTAATTTAATTAATTTAATTAAAAAATAAATAACCCTAAAATATTAAAAAAATAGAGTTTATATAATAAGGGTATCCACCTTTTGTAAATTATTACTTTCAAAACAACTTAAAGAAAGGCGCCCTTATATATTATAGAGATGGATATACTCAAAGCCTTCTCACTTTTTAACGAAGAACACCAAATTAATATTCAAGGAACATTGGAAGAACCTCTTTTTCAAGCAAATCAAATTGGACAATTATTAGGAATTGTTAAAATTAGAAATTCCTTGACAGATTTTGATAATGATGAAAAGGTTGCCCAATTCTCGGGCACCCTCGGTGGAACTCAAGAAATGTTATTTTTAACTGAAATTGGTCTCTATAAATTGTTGGGAAGATCAAGAAAACCAATAGCATCAGTTTTCCAAAAATGGATGATAAATACTTTGAAAGAAATAAGAATCAACGGAATGTATCAATTACAGAAAGAAAGAGATGTTGATAAAAAATTATTGGAATCTAAATGTAAAAAAAGTCATCATAATACATTGTTAAAGGCTTTTCATCGTAAAAAAGTAATTTATATTTGTAAATTAAAAGATGTTGATGAAACACATTATATTATTAAAATGGGTTCTTCTCAAGATTTAAAAACAAGAATAGCAAATATCGCAAAAGATTATAGCATTGTTGAACCACTTTTATTGGATGTTTTTGAATCAAATAATCAACTTCCGTTTGAAAATTTTTTACATAACCATAAATTTATATCTCAATACCATCAAAAACAGACAATTCAAAATAATATTTCAACAAGAGAAACTTATTTGGTAAATGATGAACAATATGCTGAATTTATAAAAATAATAAATGAAAATAAATCAAATTTTGAAGAAAATAGTATTGAATTAGAAGAAGTTCGTTTGAAATATGAACAATTAAGAAATGAAACAGAAGAAAAAATTATTAAACAAAAAGAATTGGATTTTCAGATTCAAAATTTACTTTTAGAAAAAGAAAAGGTAATTTTGAGACAAAGAGAATTAGAGAATGAAAAATCGGCATTTCAAGAATTAACGGAGAATGACAAAAATGAAACAATGCCAATAGAATATACACCAATTTCTATAGTGAAAAAAAGAAACAATAGTGAAAAAGTTCCAAAAGTTTATAAATATTCTCCTCAAGATTTATCTCATCCTATTAAAGTATATGATTCACCGGTTGAAGCAGAAAGAGAAGAAAATATTTCAAATTCTGCATTAAAAAATGCGTCAAACAATCATACAATTTATAAAGATTTTCGTTGGATAATAATCCCAAGAAATGAAAACCCGCCTGAAACTATACCAGACACAATAGATAATAAAAATCGTTCTACAGAAATACATTATATTGCTATGATTGATATTAAAAAGACAAAAATTTTACAGGTTTTTGCTACACAAAAAGAAGCAGCTGAAGCAAGAAATATGAGAACAAATGGATTTTCTCGTGCCATTAAAGAGGGGACTCAATCAAGTGGTCATTATTGGAATTATTTTGAAAATTGTTCAGAAGAAATGAAAGAGGAATATTTGAAGACCAATCAATTGCCAGAGAAATTTGCTCCTGTTATTGGAAAAAGAATACAACAAATTGACCCAAGAACAAATGCTGTTTTGAAAACATATCCATCAAAGAGAGAAGTTTTGAAATTATTTCAAATCTCCAATGTAACATTAGATCGATTGGTTCAAACCGATGAAATATATAAAGGTTATAAGTGGAAATATGAAAAAAATTGAATAATATAAATATATATCCTTATGATAGGTAGTATGTCATCTGTCATACATTATGAAATCAATTATATTTTTTCTACAACTTGTAAATGTCAAGACCTTATTCATATCAATTTTATCTCTCTCCCGCTATTTTTCCTTTTGCTGTTCCCGTTCCTTGTGAAGTTAATCTAGATTCGGACATACCTTCAAAACGAATGGATGCTGAAAATGCTCCTAAAAGGATGGATAAAAAAAGAATAATACTCAAAAAAACAATTGCCTTCATTTATATAATAAATTATTATATATTATTTTCAAAATATAAAGACATTCCTATAATAAATTACACCTTTCTCATTTAAAACGCCCATTTTTTATATTATCTGTGGCATTTGTATTTTTGGTCAATTTATTACCATTCTTTCCAGACCGATTGGTCGTATTCAATCAGAACAAAACAACCCCCTATAATAGAATTGGTATAAATTTCAATTTAAAGAAATCATTCCAATATATAAAATATAGAATGAGTGATCATTATGAAATCAGTTCAAGTGATAGACTTAATCTAAAAAAACTCATTAGTGAGTCGGACGCAACAGACAATACAGAATATATGCGTCGTGTGAAACATAGTATTCCTTTAGCCAAAGATATTCAAATATTGGAAAAACTCAAATCACAAAATTCCGTTTTGAGAGAATCTTCACCAGAGAAGTTTCATGAAATCTGTCAACAACATTGTTCTTTTTTATACAATAATTATACGGATATTTTCAATCGATTGTTAAAAGATGAACTCAATCTTCTTATTATGCAACAATTTTTACAAGTTTTAAAAATGATTGAAGATGGTCGTGTCGATCAACACGAAGGATCAGTTATAGTGGGAAAGATTTTGAAAGAATTGTATTTAGATAGTGCGGTTCGTCGTGGAGAAAATTTAGACAAAGAACATCCGCCGGCACCCAAAGCGGAAAATAAATCTGTTTCTTGGAGTGAATATAAATCAGGGACACAAGGCATGCAGGACCTGCATGTCCAGCCTTAAATTCGATAATTCGAGAGAAAAAAATATGGTTGAGAGAAAACCTTTCTCTCAATTATTTCCAAACCAATTCTTTGGTGATTTTTATTTCTCGATTTTTTTTTAGTTGAGAGATAATTTGTTGAACTTTTTCGTTGTCATCAATCATTTTTTGTAAAGATGTTTCTAAAAAACCATATGTCAATGGTGTATATTCTTTTTTTTCCATAAGACGAATTTTCCCCTCTGATGTTTCGATTTCCGATAATTTATGTATTTCAATTTGTTTAGAAAGTTTTTCGACGATTTGTGCTTTTGCTTCTCTCCATTCTTTGGTTTTTTCGTTTATCATTTTTAGTTGACGATCCAAAAGAACCCATTTTTTGACAAGAGTGTCCAAATCTTCTGTCGAAACAACAAGAGACATTTACTATATTGATTTGAGAGAAAACTATTCTGTTAGAAACGTTGGCGCTACGAATATAGGTATCTTCAACAAAAAGAAGTGAATTGGTGAGAGAATCAAATAAAACACCTGAACTATGATAATTGGTGTGAACAGAGCCATGATCTTGAATTGATTTTGTTTTACAAAAAGCTATTTTTACTAAATAGTCAATCCATTTAGGAAAACAAATATTTTTATTGTTTCCTATAGTTGTGAAATGATTGCTATTGTTGTATAAAAATTGCAATATAGCATAATATCCACGATTGTTAAAGGCAAGCTTCGCTTGCCTAGCCGTCGGACGCCGTAGGCGTCCTTCTGAAAACTCAGAAAAACATCTCGAATCCATCTTTTTTCCTTTTTATCTATTGTTTAGTTGAACAAAATCATATATTATAAATATATATTTTCTATTGTATTGTTATATGACTCGCCAATCTCAATACAATATTACGCCCTTTACAGTTTCCACAACAAATACGATTACTTCCATTGCTATTTCAACAATCAATCTTACCTTGAACACATCTGCTACATTTAGTGTTCAATTATTTGATAGCAGCGGAAATATAGTCGGTGCACGTATTGTTGTATTATCAGGCGATGATTATGCTAATTGGGATAGAGACGATGATTATGTTATTGAATGCATTGCTAATCAATTGGGTTCTTCTTATACACCACCTGTTGTTGAACCACCTGTTGTTGAACCACCTGTTGTTGAACCACCTGTTGTTGAACCACCTGTTGTTGAACCACCTGTTGTTGAACCACCTGTTGTTGAACCACCTGTTGTTGAATAATTTCATCAATAAGTCCTTTTTCTAAACAAGTAGCGGAATCCCAATAGACATCTTTTTTGAGTTGTTCTTCAACTTCTTCTATTGTCATTTTACTTTTTCTTACATAATAGTCAATGATAGTTTTCAATAATTCTTCTTTTCGTTATTGATGACATATATTTCTTCATTCATTATACTAAATACGATAGAACTAAATTGGGAGACGAAAACTAATTGGACGATTTTTTCTATTGTATTTGGGGGATTTTGGTGGTTCATGTTTTCTCTCTGGTTTTACATGTGTTTTTTTTCCAAAGGGAAAATATTTTTGTTCGACCATATCCGGTGGATAATGTAAAATAAAAGTGTATGAATTTGATGACAACATTTTTTTCTATTCACTAAGAATAGAAAAAATAAATCATTTTTCATAATTTATCATAAATCTTTTATAAATTCTTGATTTACAAGACATCTATGAAGATTTTGATATAATTCAATTTTTATATTATTATTTATTTTTTCTAAATTTTTGTTGAATTTTTTTCACACTTTTCAATAGATTTTTCCAATCTTTTTCCCAAATTATGACATAATTATATCCCAAATCACGAATTCTTTTTTCCCGTCTAAGGGTTTTTTGATATAATTCTCCAAAAGTAATTCCAATATGAGACATTTCATCAGGTTTATAGACTCTCGGATCACCATGCCATAAAGTTCCATGAAATTCATATATTGTATTGTTATCTTTACAATAACCATCCGCTTTCATTCGTGTATCAGGAATAGAAAATTCACCTTCATTTTCAGCATGTTGTATTTTAATGCCATAAAGTTGAGATATAAATTTTAACCAACGAATTGAAATTTGCGAATAACAATTTTTGGCACATTTTGGACAACCTTTTCCCTGAATATGTTGATTTGGGTTTTGAAGAAAATCACCATGTTTTTTACAAGTTATATTCAATTTTGTTCTTGCATTAATATATTTTGCGTTACCATAACTATATTTATTTTTATGGGTTTCATTTGCTCTTTCAATAAATTGTTCCAATGTAAATGATCTTTCTTCAGATTGTTTTTGTAAAACACATTTTTTACATATAGAACCTTTTAAATGTGTTTTGGGTGTTGTTTGAAATTCTCCATGTTGTTTACAAATAATTATAACAGGTGTTTCTATATTTACATATACAACTTTTGAATAATCATAAATATCACCATGTTTTTCTTTTGCTTTTTGAATAAAACTTTCTGTTGTATATTGAATAGATGAACATTCAGGACATTGATGACATTTTAAATGATTACTTGGTGACTGCATAAATTCACCATGTATGCGACATATAATACAAACTAATTCATAACATTTTTTGTATTCGACTTTTGAATAATCAAATTTATTTCCATGTATTCCTGTTGCTTTTTTGACAAATTCTTCTGTATTTGATTGATATATTCCATAACACTTACCACATCCTGTTCCTTGTGAATGACTACTTGCACGACAAGTAAATGGACCATGTATTTTACAAATAATAGTAACTTCGGTTTCAGTATTTATATACTGGGTTAAACTATAATCATATTCATTATTGTGTATTTTATTTGATCTTTCAACAAATATTTTTGTAGTTATTATCGGACATTTTATTTCAATACATTGTTTACAACTTGTCTGACCAATTAAATGTTTCTTTGGTGTTTGTTCAAAAATAACATTATGTTCTTTACACAATATTTTCATTTTTGTTGTATTGTTGACATAATCTGAATCGGTATAATCACACTTGTTCTGATGTACTTCATTTGCTTCTTTCACGAATTGCTCTTTTGTCTTTTTAGGAGGCATTATACAATATATAGTATAATGTCTTTAAGTTGTTTTTATGAAAAGTTTATTTACGGCCAAAATCTGGTTTTATTTACACCCGTAGCCTAGGTCCAAAGCTACCCTACCGATATCCGGTTCTACCGTCGACTGGTTCCAAGGACCAACATCCGTCTTTGGAATGATAGGATCGGATCTTTCTTGATAGTTAGCATTGCGTAAAGTTTGTCCAATGGTATCTAAACCGATATGATAACCGGCTTCCAACAAGTCAGGAATGATCACATTGTTTGGGTTCAAAGTTGGGTTAAGAGTAGCCCATTGACTATTTTTGTCTTGAGGGAGTAAATCGGAAGGATTGGCAACAGATTGTAAATTATAGATGGAGTTGGTATTAGGAACAAGAACTTGTTGAGAAACAGCTTGTAATTGACTAGGTTGAGGAACAGGTCCATTTTGTCCTCCAGTTTTAGAAGGAACGTTTCCACTCACATCCATAGGTGGCATAGAACCATCAGCCATACCATCAAAAAACAAAGATTTAGAATTGGAATAAGTCATCAAAGCAAACGCTAAAATAAGTAAAATAATAAAGATAATAATTCTTTGTCCAGTAAAGAATTTGGTAAAGGCAGATTGTATTTCTTTAAACATGGCTTGTTTATATAAACGGGGGATAAAATATTTACATTATTATTTATTTATTTCCTAAATTCCTAAACCGTTTCGTCCTCTTCGTCATTTTCACTATCATTTATATCGTCAATCATATATTCATTTTTAATTCGTTTTGCTTCTAAATAAGCCATTAATGCCAATTTTTTTGCCATTTTTGCCTTATCTTTTGCTTCTTTATACATTTTTTGATAAATATCATTTCGTTTTTTCAATTTAATGGGTTCTTCATCCACAATCAATTCTTCTAAATTAATCTCGGTTTTTTGGTCCTCTTTTATAATAGGTTCTGGTTCTTTGACTACAGGTTCTGGTTCTTTGATTACAGGTTCCTGTAACCCTAAAACGTGCTCAGTTTTTACTAAAATATGTCCCCTATCTTGTGTATGTGGTGGAGGTTTTATGATACATTTTTCAAACAAATGTAAAGGTTTTATCAACAACATTTGTTTGACTTCCATTTCAATTTGAAAATTTTTTTCGGAACATTTGATTCCAACAACTTCTATAATTGTTAAAGCGTCAGTATTTTCTTCAACATTTTCAAATAAAATTTTATTTTGACCTGTTTCATCATAAATTCCTAAATCAGAAGGAATATGAACACGCATACTATGAAATTTTCCTTTAAAGTATTTCAAAACATCTGAAAAAAAATTATCAATATCATCTTCATCTAAATCAGTATCAAACCAAATTTTATTCTTGAAAATGGATTTTTTACAATATTTTTCTAAATTTTCAACCCAATCAATAAATACATCGTCTTCGTTGGAAAATACAAGATCACAATAATTTTTCTTTCCCGATTTTTGAATTCCATTTTTAATTTTACATTGTGGAAATTGAACATACAATGGTTTCTTATGGAGAGAAAATTTAATAACATAAGACCCTTGTATGGATATGGGTTTATTTAGAATAATTTCTTCAATCCATGAATTGTTTATTTCTTGTATCATTATAAGTTCCCATTATAAAAAAATGATTTTACACAACCGCGTTGCTCTAAATGAATAAAAAATATAGGTTTTTATCAATGGACAACCAAAATACAAGTTTTGTATTTATGAAAGAAAAATTATTACAATTTTTCAAGAATGAAGATATGAAAAGACATATGAAAGAAATGATTCAACCTATTGGAACCATTATCTATAATGAATTGTTTATTTATATTTGGTTAATATGTATCTATAATGTCGTTTTATTTTTTGTTATTATTTTAGTTTTAGTTTTACTCTTGACAAAAAGAAATATACGGCAAACAATATAAAAAATAAGTGTGTTATAATAATAAATGAGTAATCGATTGAGTAATTTATTAAATAGATTTTTACCGAGTTTTTCTGAAGAAAATACACAAAATTTGGATCAAGAAATATCGAATTTAATACGGGAATTTTCTACACCTACACCAATTAGAAGACCAACGCCAACAACTTTTCCAACTATTCCAAATATTAGAAATAGAACAAGACCAGTGTCTTTTAGAAACAACAATCTTCGTGATTCTGATTTATTATTTTATATTTGTCGAGAATATTTAGAAGTAACACGTTTGTATATTCAAAATCCTTCTCTTCACTCTGAATTGACAAATTACAATCGTAACATGGCATCTATTATAGATTTGTTGAAAGAAATATTTCAACATGAAACAAGAACACAAACACAACAGAGAGAAACACAACAACGGAGAGAAGTAACACAAGAGACAAGACCTGCCCCCCTTGAAAGAACAGAAGTTTTTTCTTTTACAATTCCTCTGACGACGACTTCGTCTTCTACACCCATTACTCCAGAAGAAATTCAAAGATATGTTGAAACCATTACTTACGACCCGTCATTAAACGAACCAAGATGTCCTATTTCTTTGGAAAATTTTACGATTGGAGAAAATATATCAAAAATTACAACTTGTGGACATATTTTTAAAACACACGAAATCATGCGATGGTTACAAAGAAATCGCGATTGTCCTATATGTAAAAGACAAATAACGGGTGAAGAACCAAGACAAAGACCTGAAACGGACCTTTCTTTCAATTCAGATATTTTTACAAATATTTTACAAAATTTATTCAATGCGAACATTGAATCTTTTGAATTTAATCTTGACTCAGGTCAGGGAACCCATGGTTCCCCAAACCCCTCCTTTTCAGGGAACTAAGGTTCCCACCCAAGGGAGGGGTTGTAAGACCGCCTTCGGCGGTCGACAGCCAGCGAGCTTCGCTCGCCTTCGCTGAATCCGCTAGGTCCTAAGGCTGGACATGCAGGTCCTGCATGCCTTGTGTCCCTGATGAGAAGAAGGAATTGATGGTTTTAATTTTATGTTCTCGATTGAAGATTTCTTTCAAAAATGAATCAAACAATTGACTTTTGATTTCTTTCGAGGTAATTTTTTCCTTTTTTTTCATGAATATTTCCAAATCATTATGACATTCTTCCATTAAAGAATTCATTTCTTTTTTAAATTTTTTGATGGCCAATTCTTTACCCTTGAATTTCCATATATCTTCAATAGCAAGACCAAACAATTGTTGTAAAGGTTTCATCAATTGGTTTGTAATGTAATATTGATAATCAATTTCCAGTTTTTGTGAAAGAATAAATTCCGGTGTTTCTATTCTTTCACCAACCAATGCTTTTGGATTTGAATGTTTGAAAAACACATATTTGATTCTGTCACCGGATTTGGGTTTATTTCCTGGATCCCTTTCGCCAATTCGGTCAGCCAAAACCTTGTGTCCAATTCTTTCGGGATTTTTATAATCACTTCTCAGTGCTTTGGTAATTTCCAATTTTTCCGTCGCCACTTTTCCATCAATCAATTGTCTCAATGAAAATTCCAAAAAATCAATCGCTCTTTGTATTGTATTTTCTCCTGAACGCATAAGAATATTGAGAACACCACCATACACATCTTTCAAATAATCGCACGCGTCACGGCGTTTCAAAGACAACCCCATGAACTTTAATTTACCCTTGTTGGGATCCGTCTCATATAACATTCCCACATAGCGTTTTTTTGACAATAGAATAAAAGGCATCAATGTTTTTTCATAAGACAATTCCATAGGTGAGATTAGAAAACGTGTACATAATTTTGCCACTTCTTGAGCCAATTCTATGGTGATTTCCAATGCTTTTTTTCCCCGAATAGGCTGACGATTGGTTGCGTCTTCCAATTGAAAAGTAAAGAATACAGAATCAGTGTTGTGAACTACAATTTCTCCTATTCCTGCCGAGAAGTGATGATTTTTTGTTGTTAAATCATATACATATTCTCCTTCTGGGTAAGGTATTTCATATTTTTCTATAATGTGATTTTCTCCAAGCGGTTTACCGCTTTCATTGTTTGGTAATGTTGAATGCAATAATTCTGTTCCTATATTGCATTTTTTTGGACTTATTGGTAATCCTTCTTTTGTTAACAAAGAATGGTCATCTGTGACATCGACTTGACCTCTTCCTGTTACAATACGAATCATTTTTTTATGTGACGCTAAATGATGACGAATAATTCTATACAACGGAGTCCATCCTTGGTCTGACCAAGATTCAATATTGAGATGAGATAATTCACAAAATTCTTTTTCGCCATTGGATACCCATAGTCCTTGAGCTAAATCTTCTATAGTGACAATTTCCAAAGGCCCCTTATTTAAACGAATATAAACAGGTGTATAATGTGCCACACTATCGCCATAGACATATTCTGCCCGTGTTAAAACAGGTCCTTGACTCGTTTCACATTGAGAATTACCATAGACTTGTTCAATCATCTTTTTAGCATACGTAATCATCAATCGACCAACTGCTGTAGTTGATGCGGCAATATCTTTTTCATAAAAGGTTGATGTTTTGGAACCACATTGACCATACAAGGAATTGGCTGTTGCTTTGTAAGCCAATTGTCGTTTGTCCAAAATATTTTTCATGAATTCATCCTTTTCCTGTTCCGCCATTTTTTTCGTTGCTTTACGGGCCTTTAATAATTCTTCCAAAATAGATGGTAAAATACCGCGTTTTCCGTCGGGGAATTGAGCCCAACGACATACTTTTTTTCCACATTTGACTTTTTTAGCTCCGATTGTTTTTCGTTCATACCGATAAGTATCAAATTCAACATCAACATAATGATAACCCGACAAGTTATCGTATGGATTTCCTTGAGGGTGACTATCATGAATCAATTTGCCTGATAAATCATATTCCTTTGTCCAAACCTTGCTATCGTGAGAGAGATTTTGACTAATCATATTGGACGGGTACAGCGACGAGTAATCTAAACAAGCAACTGGATTATCAATATACATGGAACATTTTGGAGGCAACACGATAGCTCCTTCGTATCCATCATCCGACGAGTTTTTCTCAATATCGGGCATTAATGTATCCTTTTCTCGGCATTTTTTGGCAACAAAACTTGTGAGTTTAATTCCTTGACCACGCAACATGAGAAAACTCATGGGAACACTACAAATACGCGACATTTCAATGAATCCAACGAGAATATCGACTTTTCTCATCAAATGGTGAACAATGTTACAATCTTGAATACAATATTTGGCGACGATGGCGCGGTCATCACCAGAGCCCTTTGTTAATCGGAAAATATCTTGAACGGAAACATCGTCTTTTGCCAATCCCCATCTCACGACTTTTTGAGAAAAATCAATCGGTTCTTCTAATTTATTCACAACAATGGCCTTGTATTTTACAGGAATCGTATCATTGGTTCCTTTTTTCTTTTCCATCACTTCTATTGTTTGAATATCCAACACGAGAAATTTTTTACCATCCATAAAATAATCCGTTGTGAATTCAGATAATTCAATATGAATATAGTCGTTTTTATTGAGTCCTGTTGTATTTTTACAATACAAAAGAGAGACATCGGATTCGTCATCAACTATTTTACTGATGGTATCGCCAATAAAAGATGCGGATACATTGTCCAATTTGTATGAAGACAAATTGAATTCTTTTCGAAAATAGACCAATAAATCAATCTGAAAACGACCAATCATTTTCGGATAATAGAGGTCATATTCACCCGTTGCAAGACGGATTTTAGTATTGTCCAATGAAAGTTCATCTGTATTTGTATCCTTTTTTGCTGAAATATGACCAATATTTCGAGATAATTTCAAAAATTCCTCTTCACAATTGTTTTCCAATGAACGTCGAAAGAGAAATTCATAATCAAAACCAAAGATATTGTATCCAATTAAAATATCGGGATTTTCCGTTTGAATTAATTCGGCCCATTTTAATAATAGGTCTCTTTCTGTTAATACAGATTCTATAGTGGCTCCTTCTACTGGTGAACAACAACCAACAACAATACAATGATTCAAATAGGGGTCTATTTGACCATAATGAATAAAAGTTGAACCAATGAATGTCGTCTTGTCTCCTTCCAAATCCGGAAAAAGAGATGTCAATATTTCATTGGTTTTTTGAATTTTGTCTTCTCTTTTGGTTTCGCTGTTTATTAAAATATCGACGATTGTTTGTGTTTTTTTTGTAGTCGGTTTTTTTGCGACGGCTGGAATCGGTTTTTTTGTGACGGCTGGAATCAGTTTTTTTGTGACGGCTGGAATCGGTTTTTTTATTGATTCGAGTTCCTCTTCCGATTCTTCTAGTTGTTCATCATCCGCATCTGATTCTTGTTCTTCCGCATCTGATTCTTGTTCTGGTTTTTCTGGAAAAGTTTTTATTTCGGAAAATAGATTATCCAATGTAAGAATTGTCTTGACTTTTTTACTAGGCTCAATTTCTTCTAAAGAAAGAGCCAATAATTGTTTAATAGTATGGGATAATTCTGTTTTGGTTGGATTGAATTTTGGATAAACCAAATCAATATCATCAAAATGACTGAATCCAAATGCTGTTAAAATACATTTTTCCAATAAACTTGTACCCAAGTCTTTTGTTGAAACCTTGTGTTTATAAAAGACATCTACTATGTTTGTGGCCAATCTTTTATATGTTTTAACGGGAATTGGAAAATCACCATGACTACTACTGGCTTCAATATCAAAACTACAAATCTTATAGGGAACCAATGTTTCTTTGTCTGGTAAAGGAACTATATTGTTTTTGGAAGAAACGTATTCGTATTTACAAGTAGTCGTTTTTTGACTTGGAATTTCCGTTTTTGATACTTTGACCGATATCCATCCTGAAGGAGATATATTATGAATATGAAAATACCTTAAGAGGGGGGGAATTGAGGATTCATATAATTCTAGAGAAAATCCATTATAGATGAATTTTTGTTTTTTCTTGGTTTGATTCTCATCATATGAATACCATAAATTGGTAATTCTATTTTTAGTGGCCAAATTAGCAAAAGTAATACAAGCAAATAAATCCTTTCCTCCGGCTGTAAATCCATATAATTTCTTATTACGAACCAATTCAATATTAAGAATTGAGTTTGCTAGATTTTCGGCCTTTTTTTTCAAAAAGTTGAGAAAAAGATAGGCATCGTCTTCTTTCCAATTTTGCGGTACCAATATATAAAAGAATGGTTGAAAATCATTAATGAAGATACTACATGTTTCACCCAATTCATTGATACCGAACATTTGAATCATAAATTTGGTTTTTTCATCTTCTCTTTCATCATAGATATGAAAATCGAAAAGACGAAATGATTTATTCACAATTGTTGGTGGCATTCTTTTACTCTATTATATATAGATTTCTTTAATTCAATTTTCAAGGAACCCATGGTCCTAAGACTGGACCGGCCCCAAAGGCGGGGCTATTCCCGTTAGGGACGCAAAGGCGAGCGAAGCTCGCTGGCTGTCGACCGCCGAAGGCGGTCTTAGCCCTTCGAACCACTCTAAAATTTAGAAAAACCAATATTTTCGTGTTTTTTTCATCTTTTTTTTAAGGCGTTTTGTTTTTTTGTCGCCTTTTTTATTGTTGCCCTTTTTGCCTCCCTTTTTCTCTGATTTTGTCCATGAAAGCAATTCATCAATGTTTTCTCTGTTTCCTTCGTATTCTTCAATGGTTCCTCCATTCACTTTGATAATCGTAGGATATCCCATTCCTTTTTTCTTTTCAATTAATTGACGAATCAAATGTTCTTCCAAGATAGGCGATAATTTAGATTCAATCGCGGAATCTTCTTCTGCTTGTTCAAGTTCAATGGTTTTAAGTCCAGAGGGAACAATATTTTTTGTCCATGGTCCATCTGTACGCATAAATGTATCGCAATGTGTACACCCAATCATATAAAACAAAATGATTAGTGGTTGTTCTTTTTTCGATGTCGTTGTCTTTGTCTTTGTCATTATATTCTATTATGATAAAAATTATCTCCCCTTATAATAAAAATGAAATCAAATCCATATATATTATTATTTTTAATTTTAGTTTTCTTTTCCGGAATGTATGTTTACGCAACCAACCGATTGAATAAATATTTGGAACCTATGGAAAATCAAACACAAAATAATGACGAACAAAGTTCTTGTCCGACTTTGTTAATTAAAGAAGGGAATGCTTTAATATTGTTTGATCCTAAACAACCTCAATCCGATACAAATCCATTGCCATTTTATGGATTGGATGAATATATCAATTATTTAGAAATACAAAGAAAAAAGGGAATTTTTTGTCCTGTGCTTTATCTTCAAAAAGAGAACGACACACAAGGAAACGATGTCTATCGTATTCGTCCCTCGCCAACTGATTTACAAGGGGGTCTTCCTTATACCCACAATATGCCCAATAATATTGCTCAACAAATGAAAAACCCTTTACCAATTGTGGATTCTAATCGAGACAATCCCCCTTATAATTCCGGAAATTATCCAGGATTTGACCCATTGGGTCTTTTTGTAGGTCAATATACACAATTGGATAAAATACACAATTCCACCAGTTTACAACCTGTGAGTCCAAATCCCGCTGATACCAATTGGGGAGGAGTTCAATATACACAAACATTAATTGACCAAGGAGTCTATAATGACAACAATGTATATCCACCTCTTTTGATTAATGCCAGTAAAATGCGTTAATATTTCTTCTCTCATTTTCTGTAAAAATAAAAACCTTCTACATTGAAAATGGAAAAGATACATTCTAAAACATTATAGAGTATTCTATAATGTTTTTACTAAAATTGAGAGAAAAGTTTTCTAATAATATAATATATGGTCTATAAAATCAAACCTTATACTTACAAGCGCGCAAAAAAACTGGGCGTTCTGGTGAAACCATCTACAAACAAAACTAAAAAAATAGATGTATTTAAGAACAATCAAAAAATAGCATCTGTAGGCGCCAATGGTATGAATGATTATCCGACTTATATTCAAAAACGCGGATTACAATACGCAAAAACACGCCGGAGATTGTATAAAATACGACACGAAAAGGACCGAAAAGAAAAGGGGACGGCTGGTTATTATGCTGACCAATTGTTATGGTAACTACATTATAGAAAAATGTATTTCTATAATGTATAAGATGAAAATACCATATTATGTTAGGAAAACAAGAAAAAATACATGTTATCGTGTTAAAAATAAAACAACAAAACGTGTTTTTTCGAAATGTACAACGAAAGAAAAGGGACAACGTCAAAAGGGCTATTTAACTACCTTTTTGAAAAATAAATTGGGTCATGCTGGATTCAACCGATTGTTTCCTCAACCGCATTAGATTTTTTTTATAAGTAATTTTTTACTGAAATCAATAGTATTGTCGTCCGGTTTTTCATCATCTTCTTTTTTTGACACCGAAGATGTTGTCTCTTGTTTATTGTTGTCTGTAATTCGGGCAGGTTCCTCGACAACAGATTGGTCGGGGCCATTGACTAATTTAATATTAATCGATGTTGGTGAACTATATGGCATTTGTTGTTGCTGTTGATGTTGCTGTTGCTGTTGCTGTTGTTCCATGTTTTGTACAAGTGGAATTTGACCTAAACCAAAGGGCGAATATCCGGATGCGGGAATAAGATAAAGAGGCGAAATCACTTTAATTGCTTCAGAAGATCCCAATCCTTCCATATCTTGTGTTTCTATTGTGACAAATTTATTACCAATGGATTTTACATTCCAAATACGTTCCGGTTTGTTTGTTGTTCCACGAATATATACCTCTTCGCCAATTTCAAACGGTATATTGTTTGTTTTGTCATCAAGTGCCTGCCCTTGGTCATCCTCTTCAACATCAAATTCATTTATTCCCTTTATCTGAAATTCTTCGTCGTTTTCGGGTAAATGAATATCAATTTCTTTTGGTTCTTCTTCGTCGTTTTCGGGTAAATGAATATCAATTTCTTTTGGTTCTTCTTCGTCTTTTTCGTCCTCTTGTTCTTTTTTCTCTTCATCTTCTTCCAATTCTTCTTGTTTGGATTCTGACACCGGTTCACCACCAATTTTTTTGGGTTCCACTTTTGGAAGAAATCCTTCTATTTGTCGGATATTGTCATCTGTAATAATACGCATTTGAATATTCATTGCCTGTAATTCTTGTAAAAATAATTTCATCGAATAGGGAATTGCTATAATGCTGAATTCACGACCAAATTTCGTAATTTTCTCTAATCTGATTTCATTTCCTGAAAGATTGAACGAAAGAGGACCATCTGACAATGGACTCATGAACAAATTTTTCGAAGGATTGTAAATAGCTGTTAATCCCGTTTGATTACAAACTGCCATAAAATATTTGTCCGCTCTTTCCATCATAGATTCCTTTAAAAAATGACTGATTCCGTGTCCAGCCATTGAATCACGTTCCATCTCTCCAATACGTAACCCGCCATCGTTTGCCCGACCACTTACTGGTTGTCGAGTCAACGCCGCATTTGGACCCAATGCCCGATAATTGATTTTGTCTTTGACCATGTGTTTCAATCGCATATAATACGTTGGTCCTAAAAATATATTGGTTTCTAATTGCTCTCCAGTAAATCCATTATACATAATTTCATTACCGGAAGAATGATACCCCATTTTATTCAGTAATTCACCATAGTATTTTACTTTTTGTGAACTTTCCTGATTGAATGCTGTACAATCACCAAAAGAACCATAAACAACCGCACCCTTTGCCAAAATACTTTCCAAAAATTGTCCAATGGTCATACGTGTTGGAATCGCATGAGGATTGATAATAATATCTGGACGAAGTCCATCCTTTGTAAAAGGCATGTCTCGTTCAGGAAGAATCAATCCTATGGTTCCTTTTTGTCCTGCACGTGAAGCCATTTTGTCCCCCAAAGCGGGAATACGGTCTTCACGAATACGGACTTTTGCGATACGATGTCCTTCTTCTCCTTCTGTGATAAATGTCTTGTCTACAACACCCACTTGACCTTTTTTACAGGAAACTGAAGCGTCAATTCTTTTATCGGGATTGTTTAAATCGTTGCTGGTTAAGCCAATCATTATTAATTTATCGTCCACGGGCGTATTTTCTTTGATGATTCCGTACTCGTCCAATTGACTATAATCGTATCCAGGTTTGATACCAATGACACGTGAATCGTTCAATATATTTGTAAATGTTTTTTCAATGGTTTTATCGGATACTTTGGATTTTTCTTCGAATGTTGAATAAGTATTGTAATAACTTGTACGAAACAATCCACGACTCAAAGATGCTTCATTGAACAAAATAGAATCTTCTACATTGTATCCTGTGTAAGACATAATCGCAACAATTGTATTTTGACCATACAAATTTTCTTCTCCTGTAATGTATTGTAAAATTCTTGATTTCACCAATGGAATTTGAACTGCGTTCAACACAACACCATTTTTATCCATTCTGTTTTGAAAATTGGTATGATACAGAGAAACTGCCTGTTTGCTTTGACCACATGAAAATAAGTCACGTTGTTGCGGATTGTGTTCGGGGAATGTAATCATCTGAAACATGGCACCATAGACAAGTGATTCATGTATTTCACAATGTGTATAGTGTTCTTGTGGATTCCATTTTGAAGAGTCAATACAAATCAAGGAAGTTTCCGTTTCGCTGGTATCAATATAATCAATGATTGCTTTGTTTTTTTCGACGAATTCAGTATCTTTGTCTGAAGAATCATAGAGGTCTTTCCATGTATAAAATTCGGTTGTTTTATAGGGGATTTTTTTTTGTTCAATTCCAGAAACAAGTTGTTCCCATTTTAAAGAGGGGTCGTATCGAGAGAAAGATAGCTTTTGTCCATCGGATTCTATATAAAAAATAGGTCGGGTTAATCTTCCGGCATCTGTATAAATAAAAATCGTATCTTGTTTGATATCAAATGAAACACTAATGTAAATTGGAATCAGACCATTTCGACGAAATAATTTCATTTTTTCCAATGCTTCCATTGGTTTTTTTACTGAACCCGCCCATGTTCCATTGACAAATACTTTGGTCATGGATGCCAACATTACTATCGTGCAGTCCGCCAACAATCGCATATCCACATTGATTCTTAACCATTCAATTACCGGTTCTCTTGATTGTCCTTTTGTAATTGTTGTAAACAAAGAGAGATTTTTTTGAATACCAATATGTGCGCCATCGGGTGTATCTATAGGGTCCAAATATCCCCATTGTGTATTGTGTAGCAAACGAGGCCCAACAAGTTTCATGGAAGCATCAATTGGAACATTTGTTTTTCTCAAATGACTCATTGCCGAGTTGAACGAAAGACGATTGAGGTCTTGTACAATACCAACACGTTTTGTATGAGTCTGAGAACCCCAATTTCCTTTAAACGCTTTGTTGAATCCATCTTCCAAAATACGATTTTCATAAAAGATGGATTCATAGCGGTCGTTCACCAACGTACGTAAGTCTTTACCATACAGATTTTTATGGTAAGCTTTGTATTGTTCTTCAAACAAATGATGAATGATATTGATTTGTTTATTGTAATATTCACGAAACAGGTCGGAAATAAGTGAGCCTGTTGTCTCTATTCTTTTGTATTTAAAGTTGTCACGATTGGTTGGTGTTTCAGAACCTATTTTTACACATAATAGATGAAAAACCATATATCCCAAATAAAAGGCCTTTTCTTTGAAATTTAATTCACCAATATGGGGCAAAAAATAGTCAGCTAATATTTCCAATGTTTTTTCAAATGTTTTGTTTTTAATCAAAAGTTGAGAGATAAAATGAAGGGCTTGATTTTGACTATAGATATTACCCGCATCGTAGACAGAAGGTCGAAATAAGTCAATCATGTTTCCGTATTTATCCAAATCCAATAAACAGGTTGAAATAATCTCTTTGTCGGATAAAACACCCAAAGCACGAAAAACAATAAAGAGAGGAACAGGTTTTGTTATATTGGGTATATTGACAACTATGTTTTCAAATGAATATTTATTTGTTGACTTTTGAATTTGAACCGATAATGTACGAATGGGTTTGGATACATTTTCTGAAACAGAACGAATTTCAGCACTATAGCTATAATGGTCATCGGGTGATTCACGAATATACAAAATATTATCGGCGAATTTTTCTTGAGAGATAATGACCTTTTCTTTTCCGCCAATGATAAAATAACCGCCCTGTTCGTTGCGACACTCACCAAGAGAAAAACGGACTTCTCTCGGTAATTTATTCAAAATACAAAAATCAGACTGAACCATGATGGGAAATTTTCCTAAATAAATCATTGGTAATACTTGAAGAGGTTCTTGTATAATAAATTTATGGTATTTTCCGCTTTTTCCGGTCATCATTTGATATTTTTGTTCTCTCGTTTTTTCTTTTTTTTGGCGTTTTTCATCGTCATCTTCATCGACGTAGTCCTCGACATTGTTCTCGTCTTGTTCTCCAACATATTGTAAATACTCAATTTCAATATCGTAATGAATTGTCATTGAATAATTCATATCTCTTAAACGTGCTTCGTTGGGATACATATAATGAACGTTTCCATTGTCATTGATTGTTGGCTTACCAAAATAAATACGTTTTCCTGTTTTTCCTCCAAAGTAAAAATGACATTGGTTTGTATAAATATTGTTTACAGAATCATAATCGGAATAGAGAGACAATGGATTTTTATCTCGAAAGATTTGAAAAATACCATTTTGAAAAAAATCATTATAGGATTCGATATGATGTTTAACTAAATATTGGGGGTTTTCTTGAATATAGGATTCTATAATATTCCATATATTTTTGTCTTTTTCTGATGGATCCATAATTATATATACTTATAGATTTTCCTTTTTATCCTTTTATTCTTTTATCTTTTTGTCAAAGTTCTAGGATTCTCTCGAATATTGTTTTTTTTTAACATTATAGAAAATTCTATTGCTTTTACATAGTGAAATTTTTATTTTTTTATGGGGGAAGTTTTTTATTTTTGAAAGTTTGAGAGAAGTTGAGAGAACACAATTGGTAATGGATGTTTATCCAATGTATAATGATTGTTTGCTGAAAACCTTGTGTCCCTGAGCTGAGTTTGACCTATAAAATAAATATACAATAAATATTATTGAATGAATCTATCCATTTCTTTAGAGCCTATTTCTTCTATTGATGTATCTTTATCCGACATCTCTTATTTGCAATCGTATAATCCTATTTATTCTCTCTTTTCCGAAAGGGGGGATATTTCTCTCAATTTCATTGGATTAAACAATTTATTTGATATGATTGATTTAGAAACAATTCAAAACAAGAAAACGAGAGAAATTATTAAAAAACCCGTTTTTATAAAATATTCACCTCTTTTGGACCCTCTTCGCTATCTTTTGGGAAAATATGATGAATATGGAGACCAAATTTTAAAATTACCGAATGGTTCTGAATCGGGAAGTGAATTTACGAAGCTAACACAAATACATAATTCCTCTTATGTTGACTATTTTTTCTGTTATTTAAGCAGTCGATTGTATCATGAATTTGGATTTATTCATGGAATTGACTATTATGGTTCTTATTTAGGAATTCAAGAAAATTTTAAAATGAACATTATAGATGATATTGAACATTTACAGAGTCATCCTATATTCTTTGAGAGAGCAAATAAAACATATACATTTGATTGTTCTGACAATGCCTACTTTTTTATGAACAAAGGATTGGGATCTCGTGCCAATAAAAATAAAATTAAAATATCCAATTCTTTGTTGAATATTAGTATTGAAAATAGAGACGATTTTGATTCTGTATCTGAGGTTCCCGTTGACACTGAACAGGATGTTGAACAAATTTATGAAAGAGAGAGCCGACATTCCAAAACAATATCAACAAATACTTCCAACAATAGTTTGGTTAATTATAGTTCTGAAGAAGACGAAGATGAAGAAGACGAAAATGAAGAAGACGAAGATGAAGAACACGAAGATGAAGAAGACGAAAATGAAGAAGACGAAGATGAAGAACACGAAGATGAAGAAGAAGAAGATGAAGATGAAGAAGACGAAGAGGAAGACGATGAAGAAGAAGACGAAGAGGAGGAAAAATGTATGATTTCAATAAAGAATTTTCCTTGTCAGTTGATTTGTTTAGAGAAATGTGATGGAACTTTGGATGAATTATTTTGTAAAGACGCTATTAATATGGAAATAGGAGCATCCATGTTGTTTCAGGTTATTATGACTTTAATTATGTATCAAAATGTTTTTAATTTTACTCATAATGATTTACATACCAACAATATTATGTATGTCCACACAGATTTAACACATTTGGTCTATCATTATAGAAATAAAACATACAAAGTACCAACTTATGGAAAAATATTCAAAGTCATTGATTTTGGAAGAAGTATTTATGAAACGCCCGCTTTTGTAAATAAAGAAAGTCAAATGTTCTGTAGTGATAGTTTTGCCAAAAATGGTGATGGATTTTCACAATACAATTTTGAACCATTTTACAATCCTTCGAAACCGGTCGTTTTGCCAAACAAAAGTTTTGATTTATGTCGTTTGGCGTGTTCCATCTATGATTTTATTATTGATGATGAATTGTTTTCGAAAATGGATTCTTTTCAACAATTGATTTATACTTGGTGTTTGGATGATTGTGGAAAAAATGTGTTGTATAAAAAATCGGGTGAAGAGAGATATCCCAATTTTAAATTGTATAAAATGATTGCACGAAGTGTTCATAATCATGTTCCTGAAAATCAATTGGATGCTCCTCTGTTCCGAGGATTTTTAATGAATAAAAAAGATAATATTCATGGAAAAAAAGGAGAGAAAATTTATGAAATACATTTGAATCTCTGAAGATTTATACAACAACCTTTAGGTATACCATACCTAAAAGTTGTTCAAAGGCGCAAGCTTTATGAAAACCTTGGTGATAGTAATTATGTTTTGAAATAATGTGTATTTTTAGAAATTTTATTAATGTTTAGTATTATATAATGGCTCTTTCTTTAAAAAAATTTGATATGAGATCAATTACATTTAAACCCGACGAAAACAAAGGTCCCGTTATTGTTTTGGTTGGTAAGAGAGATACCGGTAAAACTTTTTTGATTCGTGATTTATTGTATCATCATCAAGATATTCCAATTGGAACCGTCATTTCTGGAACGGAAGCCGGAAACGGATTTTATTCCAAAATTGTCCCCAAATTATTCATTCACGAAGAATACAATTCCACTATTATAGAAAATGTATTGCGACGACAAAAATTAATACTGAAACAAGTCAACAAAGAAATTGAATCCTATAAACGTTCCACCACCGATCCTCGAACCTTTGTTATTTTAGACGATTGTTTGTACGACAACACTTGGTCTCGAGACAAATTAATGCGTCTCCTATTTCTTAATGGGAGGCACTGGAAGGTCATGTTAGTCATCAGCATGCAATATCCTTTAGGCATACCACCATTGCTAAGGACAAACATTGACTTTGTTTTTATTTTACGCGAGAACATTTTGAACAATAGAAAACGTATTTGGGAAAATTATGCAAGTATGTTTCCAACTTTGGAGTCATTTTGCTCTGTTATGGATCAAACAACTGAAAATTATGAGTGTTTGGTCATTAATAATAATGCAAAATCCAACAATATTCAGGACCAAATTTTTTGGTACAAGGCGGATAGCAGACCTGACTACAAATTAGGTGCGAAACAATTTTGGGAAATGTCGGCAAATATGGCTGATGAAAGTGATGAAGATGAATTTGACCCAAATGCCGGTAAAAAAAAGAAAAATGGTGGCAATATTGTTGTCAAAAAGACCAAATGGTAACCACTGAACCCCTTTTTGTGAAAATTCGTGTAAAAAAGTTTGTAAAAAAAATTGTATTTATTTACAACCTACTTAAAGACAAGGGGTATATATATGTATATTATGGAAACCCCATCTTCTCCCATTGCTTCAGCGAATCTCGATATTGTGAATCTCATTGAAAAGAATCCGATGACACGATTGTCTCGTGATTATCAAAACAAATTCGTTCAGAAAATACAACAAAAATTCACAGAAACACAACAACACCTATTTATTGGTAGTTTTTATTGTTATTTGAACTATGGAAAGAACGATTTTGTAATTGATTTAGAAAATGTTTGGAAATGGCTTGACTTTGCACGTAAAGATTTTTGTAAAAGAGTCTTAGAAAAACATTTTGTAAAAGATATTGATTATATAGTTGCGCTCCTCCAAGTTGAGAAGCGCAAAAATGAAGGTGGTTTTAACAAAGAAACAATCCTTATGAATGTCAACACCTTCAAAAAACTTTGTTTGAAATCCAATACAAAAAAAGCAGATGAAATTCACGATTATTTTATTAAATTAGAAGAAACATTTCAAGAAATTGTTAATGAAGAATCAAATGAACTAAGGCAACAATTACAAACAAAAGAAAATATCATTATGACCATCAAAGAAACTTCTACAAAAGAAAAACAAAAAGCTGTTGAAAAAGCAATTGTTGTTCAATTTCCAGTAAATACTGAATGTATTTATCTTGGAACCATTGACAACACAAATGACGCCAATGAAAAACTCATTAAATTTGGACATACCAATGATTTGTCTCTTCGACTGAAAGATCATCATAAAACCTACAATAATTTTGCTTTAATCAATGCTTTTCGTGTTCAAAACAAAGTGGAAATTGAAAATCTTATAAAAACGCATCCTCAAATCAAACCCAATATTCGAAGTATTGAAATCAACGGAAAAAATAAAACCGAAATTATTACCTATAATGACAACTTTACAATCGAAAAATTATCAAAATACATCAAAGATATCATTGAATCGAAAATTTATTCCATCGATAATTTCAATAAACTTGTTAAAAAGAATGAAGAATTGGAAAATGAAAACCAACAAATGAATGAACAAATCAAAGAGAAAAATTGCCTGATATTGAAACAAACTTTGGAAATCAATGAACTCAAAGAAAAAACAGAAAGTCAAAGAAAAATAATTGAAAATTACAATTCAGAAAATCAGAGTGTTTATCATAATGTTTTATTACCGGAAGACGAAACAACAAAACGATTCAATGACTTTATCAATCAATGTTGTATTATTCGTGTAGATTTGGAAGAAAAATCAGTGAATATGGAAGGGCGATATCGTATATGGTCTCAAACAAAAGCCACCAAAGAAACGTTTCAAGCTTTGAAATTGTATTTGGATACACGATTTAGACCCAAGCGTGTTCAGGGAAAATATCATGGCTATGGTGGTATCACATTAAAAACAATGGAATACAAAAAAACAAACCCTAATTCCAATGTTGAACTTTTTCTCTTTCAAGAATGTAAATTTTCGGACGAAGGAAATATTTTAAATTCTGTATTGTTGAGAGAATATCAAAAATGGAAAGTATCAACAAACCGAGAAACAAGCGAGAATGATATGAAAGAACTCAAGGATTATTTGAATACTTCACCTTATACATTGAAGGCGACCGTTTGGTCCAAGGCTGAACAATTGAGCAACGAAGGTTATTATGGAATTTCATTGAAAGATGCTCAAACATCAAAGCCTGCTCCAACAAATGGCAAAAAAGTGGAAAAGAAATTGGTTGCGACGGGCGATGTTTTGAAAAAATGGGATACCATTTTGAACGCCGCTTTGGAAGAAAATATTTCACCGGCAACAATGAGTCGTTATGTAAAACATAGAATTGTTATCGGTGATTGTTTTTATTGTTTACAAGAATAATTAGAGTTTCAAATTATAACTTAAATAAATAACACATATATTATTAGTATGTTACCAACCTTATCATTAGAACAAAAACAAGTGATTGATGAATTACAATATAATAATGTTATTGTTGATAGTGTTGCCGGTAGTGGAAAAACAACTTGTAGTTTATTTATAGCAAAAAATTTTCATAATTTGAAAATTTTACAATTAACTTATAATAAAAGATTAAAATTAGAAACAAGAGAAAAGGTAATAAAGAATGATATAAAAAATCTTGAAGTACATAGTTATCATTCATTTTGCGTTAAAAATTATGACAGAACTTGTTTCAAAGATGAAAACATAAATTCTATTTTAAAATTAAAAAAACCACCACTAAATGAAATAAATTTTGACTTGTTAATAATTGATGAGGCACAAGATATGACACCATTATACTATGAATTATTTTGTAAAATTTTCAAAGATAATAAACAAAACTCAAAAATATGTATATTTGGTGATATAAAACAGAGTATATTCGATTTTAATAATGCTGATGAAAGATTTATTATTTTTGCAGATAAATTATTTGTTTTCAATAATATTCCATGGAAAAAATGTAAATTTTCTCAAAGTTTTAGAATAACTAATAATATGGCATCATTTGTAAATAATTGTTTATTAAATGATAATAGAATAATTTCTTTAAAAAGAAGTGACAATAAACCGAGATATTTAAGATGTAATTGTTTTAAAACTGAAAATTTACGACCTTTTGATGAGGTAAAATACTATTTAAATTTAGGGTATCTACCAGAAGATATTTTTATAATTGCGCCATCCGTTAAAAATGAAAATTCACCAATAAGATTATTAGAAAATAAAATAAAAAGAGAATTAAATGTTCCCGTATATGTTCCGATTAGTGAAGAAGAAAAATTAGATGATGAAATATTAGAAGGAAAATTATGTTTTTCAACATTTCATCAGGTTAAAGGATTAGAAAGAAAAGTTATTATAATATTTGGGTTTGATAATTCTTTTTTCCAATTTTTTAAAAAAGAAAAGAATCCATATATTTGTCCGAATGAATTATATGTTGCATCGACAAGAGGATTAGAACATTTAACATTTTTACATCATTACCAAAATGATTTTTTACCTTTTATTGATAAAAATAATTTAGAATTATATTGTGATGTTGAATATTATGAAAATATTAATGTTTCAGAAAACAATAACAAACGTAAAAATATTAAAACATCTGTAACTGATTTAATTAGACATATACCACAAATTGTGCTGAATGAATGTTTTAGTTTTTTAGAAATAAACAATTTATTAAAAAAAAAAGATATTATTGATATATCATTAAAAACTTATCAAGATAGCGGATGTGAAAGTGTAAGTGAAATCACTGGTATTGCTATACCAAGTTTTTTTGAATTAAAAATAAAAGGGAAAATGAATATTTTTGATAAATTAATTGAAGAACCGATTGATTCTATAAATACAGAAATAAATACTTGTACTTGTGATATAAGCGATTTTGAAGATTTTGAAGAAATTGACACTAAATATTATAACTTAAATGATATTGATTTGAACAAGTTATCACCTGAAGAATTATTATATATTTCAAATACTTGGAATACATATAAAACAGGTTTTCTTTATAAACAATATCAAATTAATAAATTTGATTGGTTATCCGAAAAAAATCTTTTAAAAGCCATTGATAGAATGAAACATTCATTAAATATATCTACAAACGCTGTTTTTGAAGCTTTATGCGAAAATGAATTGATTAATAGAAAATTAATTGGTTATATTGACTGCATTGATGACAATAATATATATGAGTTTAAATGTGTCCAACAAATAGAGACTGAACATTTTTTACAATTAGCCATTTATATGTATCAAATTGAAAAAATAAATAAAAATAAAAATTATAACTATTATCTCTATAATATTTTAACGGATGAACTATTTCAAGTAAAATGTACATTGAATAACTTAATCAAAATAGTTGAAATATTGATAAAACATAAATATTTTAATAAAGAAAAAATAGACGATAATACTTTTTTAAAAAATAATTTAATTATAAAAAATAAATATAAATAAAATTTATTTTCAAATAAACATTTATTTTATTTGAAATTACTTTCTC